CTGCTCGCCGACCCCCAGATATTTCGCGCACCAGCCGATGGCCAGTGAGTAGGCCTCTGATACGTTCGAGACGCAAATCCCCAGCACAGAAGTGGACGATGTCTGCTCGCTGCTGGATTGAGTTGCCGTTTTTACCGCCGCGTTCTGTTCGATGAGCCGGGCTCCCAGCTGCACCATGTAGTCGCGCTTACTGTCCATAGCCTCTTTCGCCAGCATGTTGGGTTGCGCCTGGGCATAACCAAAGTTGCCCTCTCTGGGCAGCAGCAGCGGCGAACGGGAGCCGATTTTAACCCCCTTCTTTTCCAGATGATCGCGCCATCCCTCATCAAGTCCCGTCATGTAGGGCTGTACCTGGCCGCAGAACCACACGCTGTCTTCGTAATCGGCGCTGTTCCGGAAGTGACCATGGTTTATCTCCACCAGCGCGGCGAGTGGTGAATCATCGATAGTCGGATCGTTGTTCTGCGCGCCGACGAAGGTGAACGGGATTTCGTCCCAGCTGTCTTTGCCTTTGGGCTTTGGCTGGTATTCGCTGTTGACTGCGAACGTGCCCGAACCCGCATCCCCGCTGCGACGCCACACACGACAGATGAACCGGCCCCCTTCGAGCGCCAGTTCGCGATACTGGACCTCATCCTTGAAAGCGAAACCATCTTCCTTCTCCACGCATTCCCGCAGCACCACCAGCACCAGCTGATCGCGTCCGTTAATGCGCTTCGTACGCCAGTTGATAATGTTCTCGGCCAGATAACGCAGGATGATGGCCTGGCCACTGCCCTCAGCATAATCGACATAAAGCCCGTCGCGGGCCACCTCCAGCACGTTCTCGGTCACCAGCTGCGACTGCTGGTAAATGCTGGTGCCAGCGCCGTCGGCGTTCTTCAGCAGATAGCTCAGTTTCTCCGGCGCGGAAAAGGTCGGATCCTTTCGAAAGGCCAGCCCGAGGAGGCCAATCTTGGTATTGCCCGTGATCGCGTAGTAGACCGCCCGCAGCAGGTAGTCTTCGTTGCGCTTGCGGTTGCGCATGCTTTTGTCTGTAGGGTCGAGCAAAGGCAGGTAGTTATTGCCCGGTTCTTTTACCGCCTCTGCCCCTTTGCAAAAGTCCCTGATTTTCTTCCAGGCAGCACTGGCCGCCCGGTGTTCAGGACGAACCCAGGTGATGTCGTTATTAGCCATATCAGAAGGTGGTATCCATGGTGATTGAGTATGCTGGTTTAACGATGGGGTAATCTTTCACGATGAAATACCCTCCACCATCGTTGGGGTGGTCGTTATCCGCCTTTTTATCCGGCTCGCCGTTTTTATCCCATACCTGCTGCTCAAGGCTTTCCGTATAGACCGGGCAGCGCTGGACATTGACCAGGTAACGCCGTTCGCCCAGCGCATTGCAGAACATGGCATTCATTGAGTTGATACGATCCTTCACCGGCGGATTGGAAGCGTTAACCATGACGTTGAACCCCGCCTCTTTGAGCTGAGCAATATCGGTCAGGCTGGCGCAATTGGATTTACGGCTGTCGCCGGAAGCATCCGGGTAGATGTAAATCTGGCGGCTGGCAACGTAGCGGCCGTCCTCATAGCGCCAGAACTCTTCCTGAATGCGTTTGATCATCGCCGGGGTATCATAGACCTTCACAAGCTCCCGCACCGCGCGCGGCAACCCTTCACGCTTCACATGAACGATGGCTGCCATCTTACCGACGTTGAAGTCCATGCCGATAAACAGCGGCTCACCCGGCAGCTCTTCGTCGGTGCAGTTGTTCAGCTTACGATCGAACTGGTGGTAAATGGTGCCGCTGGTCAGGTTAGTGAAATGTCCGCGCAGGTAGGCTTTAATCAGCTCCGGCGGATAGCTCGCCAGCAGCGACGGAATATAGTCATCCGGCAGGTTCGCTTCGTTATCGAATGTTGAGGCCTGCACCAGCCCATACAGGGTCGCCAGCTCAGGTTTATCGCGTACTGCTTTGACAAACTGCTGGTAAACGAACTTATACCCTTCCGGCGTGGTGGTGACGTCAATGCCGTTACGCAGTCCAGCAACCTTGTAGCGCATACGGGCAATGATTTTCCGCCATGCCTGCTGCGCTTTGAGCGCGGGCATCACGTCCAGCTCATCCACCAGCGCATTACCGATTTTAAAGCCGACAATGGTGGCTGGCTTCTCCATCGAGCGGCAGATAGTGGTTCCCCGGTACTGCCGCCCGGCATAGAAATGGACCTCTTTGTTACTCTCATTGATCTGGACCTTCAGGCCCCAGTCGAACGCCACCTCTTCCACCGTCGGGTAGAAGATATCGCGGATCTGTGGATAGGTCGGCGCGAAATAGCCCTGGTTGATCTTGGGGTGTTCCCACATCCCCTTGCAGATGCCGCCACAGCCCACCCAAGTCTTACCGGAGCCGAAGCCTGCCACATAGGCCTTGAACTTATGCGGCATCGCCAGAAACTGCGCCTGCGGTACGTTAAGGGTCGGCGATATCCCCGTCATCGTCTTTCCTTACGCGAGCATCCGCGACGTTAATGTTGATTGCCACGGGCATCGGTACCTCATCTTCCGGATCGGCTGCCAGCTCTTTACGGAGTTTTTCCACCTCCAGCTGGCGGCGCTCGATTTCAATCTGCTGCAGCTGCTGTGCAAACTCGCTGTCCGCCAGGCCAAGCCGCTTCATCACCGCTTCATACATCCGCTCCCGGCTGATAGCGGTGATCTCAACCCCGTTCTTGCCGAGCTTGATGCCGGAATAAGCCAGGCGGGAAACAGGCGGCAGCTTACGGGTATCAGCGAAATACGGCTGACCGATGCCGTCACCATTGCAGCGCGGGCATGCCGGGTTAGGTTCCCGGTTGTGGTCATAGCCATAGCCGCCGACGTCTACCGGCTCTTTACCCTTTTTCTCGATCGCGTTAAGCCGATGCTCTTCAAACTCCACCATGTCACGCCACTGGTAGTTATGGCCGAAGCCATGGCAGTAGCGGCAGGATCCCCGGCGGTATTGTGATAGCTCGTTCGCATCGAAGGTAGCGAGCTGCCACATCTGCGCCAGCACTTCATCGGCGGTGGCCAACGTGCGCACCAGTGAAGCCTTTTGCTGCTGCGCAATAGCCTGCGCAACGTGAGGTATCGTGAGGAGCTGCCGACCGTAACTTGCATCGCTGTAACCTGCCCTTGCGGCGGCTGCCGTGGCGTTCTGGTCTATGAGATATTCAGCAACGAAGCGCTTTTGCTGGGTGGTGAGTTCACTCTCTACCAGTTCATCAGCACTCTGCGCTTTCTGCGCACTGCGCACTTTTTCCTGCGCAGATTTTTGCGCACTTTGCGCAGCGGGCTTTTTGATATGCCGACGGGCGGTTGCGTAGTTCAGTCCCTGCGCTTCACACCAATCTTTGGGAGAAATGCCGGTGCTGGCATGATCGGACAGGAACCGCTGCTGAAGCCCGCCCCAGTCCGGTTTTGCCATAAAAAATCCTTTGCTGATGCCCGATTTTAATGGACACTTATAAGAAACGAATTAATGGGAGTTACCATATGAGTGGCAGTGAATGGCAGTGGGCGCTTAATGACGATCATTCTCTTTACTTTTACCCTATTGGTCATACGGTCGAAGGAAATTTCAGAATTCAGTTTGAATTAAGTGGAAGCAATAACCTTCGAGTTTCTGACGTTCAGTTGCATGGTAAGCCCGCACTACTTTTCGAATATTTTGATGAAGATGATGACAGTTCAGCAGTTATCGATTTTTTAACGGAGCCTACAACCATCAAACACATGATTTTGCACTTGAATAGCACAGACAATATCTATCATGACCCAATTTATAAAACCATTTATGAATGGGCAGTCAGGTTGTTCTATAAATAATTTCGATTGCCATTAAGATGGGGATTTCCATTTTAGTGGCAATTTAAGGTCACAAGCAGAAGTCAGTGGCTCATGGGCTAGAAAGCTTTCTCAATGATAACTTTACCGTGCCGCGTGCGCCGTTTAACCTCTCCTTTTCCGGCTATCATCCTGCCTTGCGCGTCTGTCACTGCTTCTACCACTTCGCCCTTTATGTCATCTGCGGTAAAGCAATGCTTCACTTCTACGCCATCAAGAAAAACATAGTAGCGCTCACGCTCTGGGTTTATTTTCAGTCCGGGTTCGTTGTCAAGTACGGTTACCCGCATAGGTGCTCCTGGTATCAGCGCCAGTACCGGTGTATCAGGCCGCCGGGCTTCATAGCGTTGCGAATGGCGTCGGTCACAGCCTGATTGATTTTCAGCTGCATTGCGACCTGATCAGAAGCCTGAGCATCCCGTGACACCAGCAGCACCTTGAACACATCGCTCTCGCGTATGGCGTCAATAACAGCTTCGCGTATATCGTCAGAGAGGCGGGTCTTGGTGGCTTCGTTATTAACAGCAATCCCTACACCAGCAGCGTAACGGTGGCCGTTCTCGTCGCTGTTTACCTTCATTGACCAGTTGGCTGTCGTAATGCCATTGCCGATAAAGGCATCCTTAATGAACACCTCTCCGTCTTTTTTAATGGCAAACGGCGATACATCCTTTACAGCCTTGCTAAACTCGTTCCCCGATCTAATGGCCTGAATATGCTCTACCGCTGCGCTTATCTCTTCAGGTGTATAGCCGCCGCCAATGGCCGTATAGCGCCCCCCAAGCATAACCACAGGGACCTTACCTTCAGACGACCTGCCGAGCACCTGATCCCAAGCACCTTTAAGATGATCAAGCTGATCGGCGATAGCGTTTTGCATATCTATTAAACCACCGAGGCCAGGCTTTTCATTATCCTGGCCGAACTGATTGCGTTTGTAGGCTTCGTCCACCAGCTCTTGTTCTTCTGGCGGGTTGATACGCCCAATGCGTGCACTAACTGAACCATCCTCACGATAAGCCGTGAACTCACCGGCTGAGATATTCACCCATCCGCCTGTCTTAGTGCGCTTATCCTTCATGCTCAGCAGGCCAGGGAAATATTCAGGGTAACCGGTAACTTTAATGCGGCGGCCTTTCAGGTTGTACTCAGCAGAGCCAGCAGGGCTTTTGATGATCATGCCGTTGTCGGTCAGAACGACACGCATGCCAAGCATCGCCTGCTGCGGCGATAAGTATTTCATTCGGGTTTCCTTTTAGATGTGAGCCTGTCGCACGGGACAGCCGCCCGAGAGAAGCGGATCCCCAGGCTCACGGCTGAAAGACTCTCTTTGTTGCGCGTGCGAGGCGCATAAAAAAAACCACCAGCGGATGCCAGCGGCTTGTGAAATTAGTCTAACTATAGATGTTCACTATTTGACTACGGATGGTGAAATATTAGAGGCTAATAGATTATTTCATTTCATCGAGCTAGAAAGAATGCAGAAGATAACAAATTTCTTCAAATTGATACTTTGTCTATGGGTTGTGATCGCAATAACACAATCAGGATATTCAATCTGTCTCTACTTTGCAGATTTATTCCCTGATTATGCAGGTTTTATAACCTGGATTCCTGGAATACTTTTTTGCGGATTAGGAATGCTTGCAGGCACAGCAGCATCTAAAGGGTTTGGGCTTAAATAGGTTTATCACAGGCACTCAGTGAATGCCTGCTGTAATGCCTTAGCCGAGTTTAGCGCGAACCAGCGCATCTTTAGCTTCGAGTAACTTACGTAGGCCTGCTGATTTCTCAGGGCCGTCCGGTAAATTTGCCTCCATCTGCTGGGCCAGTTCGCCGATAGGCTTGCTAACCTCCTGCAGGTGCGCTGGTAAGTGCCCATAAGCGAAAAACTTCATAATGGGTGAAGTCATTGAATACCCTCAGATTATCACAGCCCCGGAACAGGGCGAGTAGCTTGGAAAAGCGGTAAGATGGTTCGGTTTTGTACACAAAAACTGTAAAAATTAGATTAAGTTTTTCACTACTCAAGTCGATAACCTCTTTCATTCCCTTCAATAAAGGAAAACTCTATGTTAGGACTTTATAGTGGTGCAACAGGCTTAGTGATTGAACTAGCAGTCAAGAAAGCTATTGAAACATTCAGTAAAAAATCAACTGACTCGGCCCAGACACCGGCGCAACTGACAGATGAAGCCCAAAAGGCAGAACTACAATCATTAGTTTTTCAGTCTCAGGCAAAGGTTCAGCAAGAACTTTCGATAGCTCGAAGGATTCTCGCAGCTGAAGAAGTTGAAATAGAAGAGTTTTATGACGGCTCTGCATCAGCTGATTTAGGTGCGAAAGCCTCGACCGAAAAAGTCTCGTTTGGACTTAATGGGCAAGGTAGAAAAATCACTAAACGGGTTATCAAATTTAAGGGATTCAATACTCATGTTGAAAGTATCTTAAAAGATCTAGATAGCAGCGCGATGGACCTTTTAGATGATAAAGAGTAATTGAGTATGGCTGGCTTGATATGCATGCCCCGCCATAAAAAACCGCCCGGGGACGGTCAGTCTTCTTTCATTATCGCGGGTCTGATGTCGCATCCATCAAACTGGTAAGCACCGTACTCGGCGCGCAGCTCTGCATCCACTTCATCAAAGATCCTGTCGTACAGCTGGCGCGTCGGCTCGTTATCCAGCGCTCGCACAAAGTGGATGCCTTGACCATCAGGAATTGATGCCGTGGAGAACCGGAACGTAAGCTGCCATACCGCTACTTTGTTCAAATCCAAAGGCTGTTTCATATCCCCTCCGCTGCAATAAGCTGCGACCAGAATAGGCCATTAGATCGACAATGAGTACAGCGCTGGCATCAGTTTTTGAGCCCTGGCACATTTTGCTTTTCTCGTCCGAATACTTTCCGGCTAATTCTCAGTGCAAAACTCTTTTAAATCAGCACACTTAATAACGTAACGATTGTGCATTTGCACTCCCTCAGAAACATTTTGGGTTTCCTGTTTCTGAGGGCTTTTTTTATTTCACTGCGTTATACCAGGCCTGCCAGCGGTACTTATCCAGCCGCAACTGTCGCAGGCATTCTGCCGTCTCGACATCCGCCTGCAAGTCTTCGTCGCTGTTCTTCCCGGCATCACTTCCCTTGCACGGGGGCTGCATCAAATCCGCTGATGGAGTTGGCAGCGTCGATAGCCTGTTGCCGCAGCCGGACAGACTCATCATCAAAATCACAAACGGTACGATTAGGATCCTGGACATATTTCACCACGTCGCGGGTTATGGTTCGGTAGATGATGCGGCCTTCGTCGCTGGCCTGCGCGGCTTTCTGTTCAACTGGCTGAATCACCTTCTCAGCTTTGGCTTTCTTGTCGGCGGCCAGTGCGTTGATGTAGTCGGCGTGGGCATACCAGCCATTCCGGTAACGTAACTCGCCATAGCCAACACCAAGCAGCATGACCGCGAGAGAGATCAGCAGAACTGTTCGAATGCTAAAGATCATTCTTCCCCTCCGCCAGGCACAAGCTGCGCTCCATCTCACGCCGGTTCTGCAACCCTTTCCAGCGCATGCCACCAGCGTAAACCCAGCGGCGCATCTCCTCGCACGCTCCGGTATGGTCGCCTTTGTTTAACTTGCGCAGCAGCGTGGACTTTGAGAACGCATCAGAGCCAACGTTAAAGACGAAGCTGTAGAGCGCGGCGCGCTGATACTCGTTTAGTGGCGCTTTGACCAGACTATCAACCGTCTTCTTGGCTGGCTGCAGGTCTTTCCACAGCAGGTTGTCACACTCGCGATCGGTGTAGCTCTTCCCTCTCACGATATCCCGGCCCGTGTGTCCATCGCAGACAGTCCACACCCCGGCGACGTCTTTATAAGGCACATACTTGCGCCCTTCGACGCCATCCTTTCCGCCAAGGAACAGCGAGGCGATCAGCATTGCACCACCACCAGCGGCGGCGATGAGTTTTTTACGCAGGCTGCTGGTCATTGGCATATCAGTCATCTCCCACTTTTACCGCCGGGCCGTATTTCTCCAGCGCTTTAACCTGCGCGTTAGCGACCTTACGTTTGAAGTACCAGTTAATAAGGCCGGTGATGACGATGCCCACGATGCCAGCCAGTACACCGACGGCGCTCCACTCATCAGGACTTAGCTTTGTCAGAACACCATTCAGGATGGTGCCGCCGGACGTGCCGAGCGCGACACCAGTTACGAGTTTGCTCATATGGGACATGTCTCTCACCTCCGAGAAGGTCGGGGTGCTGTGTGCTATAAATAGGGACGCCCGGTAAAAGCCGGGTCGCGGAGAGTTTTAATACGTATTTCTGGAGAGATAAAAATGATGCAAAGGATAAGGAATCTCAGCCTGATTTGTTGTATTGGGTTAACCGGTTGTGTGGTCGCAGATATGGACTCAAGTAATTATCGCTATTTTCCGTATGTTCAGACGTTTCAGAAACCACAGACCATGGGTCATACCAACGTACAACAGCGCCGAAATGATTTGTATAGCTGCGGCGTTGACAGAAAATATTCTCTGAACTCATGGGATGATGAATTTAGACGTAACATGCTGGAGTCTGGAGAGACGGAGGAACAGCTAGACGCCCGAACAAAAAAAGTAGAAAACTGTATGAAGTCAAAAGGTTACATAATTCATGGCTTTGAAGAATGCGGTCCGCTAAAAAAACCAAGCGGGTTATGCAACTGACAAGCGAGTGCTTAAGCTTTCTATCTGCCAAAACAGCCTGCCCGGATAAGCAGCTCAGAATTAGCAAAGCAAATATTGATGGCGGCCAATAGTCCGAAAATGCTGACATTATTAAGCCCCTTGCCACCGTAGCGGATCCGGGTGCAGATTCGGAAATTAGCCCCCTCGTATTTGCTGTGAGTCCTCTCAAACGAGGGGCAATAAAAAAGGCACGCCGAAGCAAACCTGAAAATTTAGTTTTTGCGGGCACAAAAAAACCCGCTCAATAGCGGGCGTTTTTTATATTTGCTGCTCAGTTCGCTTTAACGTCCCGAGCCTATCACAATTCAATCACCGACTGGCTCTCTATGCAAGTAAAATCTTTCACTATTTGTGCCGAATGTGTCACACATTGGCCTGTACAGCATCGATTCGGCCAGACTTAACCACATATCGATCCGGCGGCGACACGTCATATAACTCCAGTCCGGGTGCTGTTCCTGCAGCTCCTCTGCCATTTGCCGTTTGCTCTTCCGCCAGCGGTAGCGCTGCGCCAGAATGCCGAACAGGCCTATATATCCCGGGCTGACCAGCACAGCGCCGATCACCCCATCAATTTTTAACCCCTCTTCGTCGGAGCAATATGCCAGGCTGCTTTTATTTTTGCTGGCAAGCATTTCAAGGAGAAACTCTTCCAGTTCGGGCTTAGATATACCAGCCTTCTTTATACGCCGCAGGGCTTCATTAATAGCGGTCTTACTCACCGTTTTGCTGGTCAGCAGCTGATTAAACATATTCCCGGCACTACCGCCGCCGATATAAGACCAGCGGCCCCACATGCGCAGCTTGCCCTGGATCCAGACGCTCTCAAGCGTACGCAGGCGCGCATGCTCCCCTGCTTTGCCAACCTCTGCCGCGTGAATCATGCCTCTGCCCCTTCCTGTGTTTTGATAATTATTTGCCCTTTTTCACCCCAGATCTTCGTCACACGGCCATCCCATATGCGGCTGTCCTCATCGAAGATCGCATCCAGCAGCGCCTTCTCAAGGTTGTCCTTGTCTGGTTTCTGCTGATGCGGCTGCCCGTCGTGCTGCGTGCGCTTCTTCTGGCTCCAGCTTTTCGGCATCGGGATTACAAACGTGACGTGATAACCAGACTCCGGGAGCGTGACGCCCAGCAGCCGCACCTGCGCTTTATAGGCCCAGTAAGCAGCAGTCGTCGGGCGCTTGTGCCAGCGATCGCGCTGCGTCATGCGTGGTTTGCCAGTCGGCGTTATGTCGTAGATTTTCATGCGGGTACCACCAGCCCACGGCGGGCAATCTGGATCAGGGTCTGTACAATGGCGCGATCCATCATCTGGCGGCGTTCGTCGCGCGTCAGCTTGTTGCCGTTGTCGA